CCTTGCGCAGATTCCAGATGTCGTCTGCTTTCTTAAACGCAGCCTCTGCCTTAATCAGCATCTCCTGCGCGGTATCAGGACGACCAATATCCAGCACCGCATCCCACATGGATTTGAATGCCCGCGCTGTCCTGTCTGCCCAGGTCTCCAGCGTGCCCATGTTCTCTTTCAGGCGGCGGGTCTGGTCATCAAACCCTTTCGTTGCGGCCTCGTTCGCCGCCTGCAATGCCCCGGTTTCATCGCCGGAACGCTGCAACTGAGCAACATACGCAATCTGCTCCGCCGTCACGTTATGGAACTGCTTCGCCATCGCAATCAGCCCCGACGTCGGGTCAGTGGTCAGTTTTCCGAAAGCCTCTGCAACCTTGTCCACCTCCACACCGGATGCAGACGCAAAACGCGCGACACTCTGGTTGATGGCATCAAACTGTTCACCACCACGCACACCGGCATTCACCATGGCTGCCAGTGACTCACTCGCCTGGTTAAACGTCAGCCCTGCTGCCTGCCCGGCTCTGGAGAGCGTCAGCATGCGATCGGCAGTCAGTCCGGACTGATTACCGGAAAGAACCAGGGTTTTATTAAACGCTGAAAGCGTGGAATCTCCCTGGTACCAGGCGTACACCAGCGCACCTGTCGCCACCGCCAGCGAGGTGACCCCGACCATCGGCAGGGTGATCGCACCGGCAAGCCCCCTGAACATGGGGATCATCCCGCCGAAGGAGTCCTTCACCTGACCGCCCTGTTGCAGCAGGATCAGCCAGGGATTCTGACCACCGGCAAGCTGCGTGGCGATATCCGTAAACTGTGCGGGCAGGGTTCGCATGGCCGCTTTATACTGCCCGACGGAAATCCCTGCTTTTTGTGCAGCCAGCGCCTGGCGGCTCAGGCCCTGTTCAACAGCACTGGCGGTTTTTCTGGCGTCGGTATCCAGACCTGAAAAATGACGCCTTACCCGGCTCATCTGCTCATCGAAACGGACAGCATCCAGACTAAGGTCAATAACAAGATCACCAACCGGCTGGGACATATCTCACACCTCCCGGAATCCCCGCTGAAGCCATCATTAATGCGGCATCATCCACCATGACATCCGCCACATCCGCAGACGATAAAATATCGCGCCCTCCGTCCCCACCGAACCGGACGCCTCCGGCAAGTCCTGCCGCTTTCTGCATCAGCATTTTGTCCTCATCCGGCCTCTCCACCTGCTCTTCCTCATGCCGGGGGACAAGCAGACTGAAATCAGAGGGATGCATATCCGGATCGCAAAAAAACAGGCTGAGTACAGCGTACGTCAGCCCGGAAAAATGCATATCCAGCTGGGTATCCTGAAAATAATGCGTGCGGTAAAAACGGTGCCAGTCGGCATATTCGGTGGATGTCATCCCGGCAAGCATGGCGCGCCAGTCGGGTCTCCCCATCTCACGCGCCAGTCTGAGGGCAAAGTTCAGCTCGCCGTCGAAGACTTTCCCGCAGAAAAATCATCATCAGTCAGCGTGTTATTTTTCGCCACTTCAGTAATATCAGTATCCGGACGAACAGCTTCGATCATCCCGGACAGGCACAACACCACGTCTTCCGCCCGGGCAATGGCATCGGCAGGCCAGGTGGTGAGCACTTCCTGCTCTATCTTCATCACGGCCTCATTCATTGACGGTGACTGCGTTTTCTGTGGATGGTTATGCCACAGGGACATCGCCACCAGAAACGCGCCGGTTCTGACAAGATCTTCCACACTCACCTGCAGGTTGCCGCTGGCTTCAGCCTCTTCTGCCCGCCGTTTCAGGAGGGCAAGATGCTCAATACGCTGCAGCGCAGACAGCTCAGAAAGCGTGACGGATACACCGTTATATTCAAATTGTTCTGTTTTCAGGAACATCGCTTATCTCTCAGCTCTTTAGCCACCCGGCACATTATTAACGGTAATTTCAGCCACCGCAGCAAACTGACCATTACCGGAAATCACAGGGATGCTGACTTTTCCATCCTTAACCCCCGTCACAGTAATCGTCATATCTTTCACGCTAATGGTGGCTTTTGATGGATCGGCGGAAATCGCCCTGAATGTCTTATCCGTTGCATTTTCCGGTTCCACAGTAACGGTCAGGGTGGTTGTTTTCCCTTTTTCAACCGTACCTGTCGGCGTTACCTTAATCGCAGTGACCGGCGTAATTTTGCTGCGTTCTTCCGCTACAGAAGGTTTACCCACGTTAGTGACTTTCACCGTGCGGGTGATCACTTCTTTCGCCGTCACGGCCTTACCGATACTGCTGACCCAGCCACGAAACACATCCACCGTGCCATTCGGAAAACGGATTTTATAGGCCCGGACATCGCCGCTTTCAAACCAGCCTATAAGCCCTTTCTGACCTTCCTCTCCCGGTTTCCAGGCCAGCGTAAAACTGGTATCACCTGCAGATTTCTGTCCCTGCCCGGTCGCGGTCCAGTCCGCGTCTTCATCATCCAGGTAGTTATCATCGTAGGGTTCAGCCGTCATCTCGCCCGGCGTCAGATCCTTCACCTTAGCCAGTCGCTGCCAGTCATCGTCTGACAACGGGTTTGCATAAGCATCAGCCTTGCCGTTGTAAACCCACAGAGTGGTACCGGCACCTTTTACCGGCTCCAGGGGATTTGGTGTTGCCATATCGTCCTCACATCTCGTATGTAATGGAATAAGTCAGATCCGCAGAGCTCCATAACGCCATATCGTCATCACGACGATACTCATAGCCCTGCGTAACCATCGTGGTAATCAGTCCTGCCAGTGCCGGGATCGCAGTCATCGCCGGGTAAATCCGGCTTTCCATCCACTGATCAAGCTCTGAATCCGGTACCTGTGCCGGTAAAAACACCTCAATATGCAGCGTGGCCCGCCAGGTATCTGCATCCAGCTCTTCACCGGTATACTCTGCATCCGTCAGATAAACCGCGATCGCAGGAAAATCCTCTTCGTCAAAAACAACGGGGCGACCATCAAACAGCGTCGCCCCGTGTTCATGCTGCTCGAGTGCATCCAGCACTGCGGCACGAATGTCAGTGTGTTTCATCGTTTTATCGCAATCCTCAGTTGTTGTTTCAGCGCGTATGCCAGTTCTTTAGGCAGGCGTTCACGCCGGATACGGTCAACATTCTCATCAAATGCCTGTTTCAGTGGGGCCGCCATCGGGATTTTCACCACCTGAATGGGAAGGCGATTACGCTTTTTCCTTCCCTTGTCGTCACTGCCCTCCTCATATCTGGCCTGGGGAAGACGTTGCATAACATGCCAGCGCCCATTATTTAATCGCTGGATAAATGCCCGCTGATAACGATGCTGACCGGCTTTGAGTATGCTGTCCGGACGACGCCCCAGCATTCTGATCCCCAGCTTAATCACAGGGAGATCACCGCGGTTAACGATAATTTTTGCATTCGGATTTCTGACCGTGGCTCGTTTCAGTCTGGACCGTTCCTTAACCAGTTTCCGGCGTACCTTTGTCTCCCGGGCAACCTGTGATGAAGACTGATTAATCGCCGTTGTGGCCACGCGGTTAATCGTCATTGCTGAAGCCGCCGGAATGGCGTTTTTACGAACCCGGCTCAGATTATCAATCGCCTGATCAAGCCCTTTTATCGCCATAATTTCACCCTGCGTTTATCGTCGCCGGTTAACAGCGGGTGGTTGCCCACGGTTGAGCCAGAGATAACAGCTTCCCCCGTCATCCGGAGAAACACGATCCACCCAGAACATCTCGCCGTTAATGGTCAGCGTGTCACCACGCCGCACGGCACGCACCGTATCCGTCCGCACAAATAATGACGGGCTGCTTCCTTCAATACGGACCCCGCCACCGGCAAAACCCAGCGACTCCGGATCGTCAAAAACCCCCTGAACTTCGCCGCCACGTTGTGCTCCGGAGGTGAACTGCGCACGGATCCCCATCACTTCAACGATCGTACTGTCCACCCCGGCGAGGGCAGCATCAAAGGCATTCTGAAAATCACGCATATTCAGCCGTTCCGTGCTGTATCATGGCCGTTGCCAGTGATGATGGCACCAGAACACGCATACCCCGTAACGCCAGCTCAACGGGACGACCTGTCTCCGGGCAATACCCCATTACTTGCAGGCACTTCCGTACCCGGACGGCTTTAACATCATCCGGAGCATCCGTGTTGTTCAACTGCTCACCATCGTCTGTGTGATTTTGATCAGCCCCGCTCTCATCAGAGTGCATAATGCCCTCCGGGGAAACAGCAAGCTCCTCTTCCCACTCAGACACACGTTGAGCAATATCCGCAGCACTCCCCGACATATCCGCCTCGCGCCCCAGCAGGCCAGCCAGTTGACGAAGACGATTCAGATTTTCTTCTTTTGTTGCCATCTCAGCCTCCTGTGAAAAAAGACACGGGGGCATTTCGCCCCCGCTCACGGATTATTTCACCTGTACCACCACAAACTCATCCGGATCCGGCAGCACCATCAGCGGTGCGGACTGCGTCATGGTGAATTCACGGGCCGGATCGCCCACAGTCAGCCAGTGTTTCGGATAACGGGAAGAGGCCACCACACCTTCGGACAACGCCTGCGCATCCTGAATGGCACCATAGCAACGAATGCCCTCTGCTGCCGTATTCCCCAGGACCAGTGTGCCCTCCGGCAGATAACGTTTTTCGGTACCGTCCTCTGCCACATAAGACGTTTTCGCCACCACAATGGCCAGATCGCCGTAATACCCCTTGAAGGACACCACCGCCCCCAGGTCTTTCACTGCCGTTTCGAGTTGTGAATTTGAGCCGCGACGGGTATCCAGTTTTTCGCGGAACAGCTTAAAGCCATTCAGCAGACGCCAGACCGTACCGTCCATAATGGCGATATTCACAAGGCCGCTGGCCTGATCGCAATAGAGGTCAATATCATGCGTCGGATCAAACGTATCACGGTCCTGCTCAGACCATTTTTTACCGTCAGCCTGCTCAATGTTATTTCCTTCAGAGCGCCCGAAATCCACCTCGACAGTATCAAACTGATCCCCTTCCATGGTGTATTTGCCATACAGCACGGCATTCACCGCCTGCATTTCTTCCACCTGGACAATGGCGTGCTCTTCCTGTTTGAGGTTATCGGTAATGATACGCAGACGACGGTAGGCCGGGTCGTTCAGCTGAGCCGGATCTTCACCAGGAAGGCGCTCAACCGCCTGCTGGTAATTAAATTCGTGTTTGGGCTTGACGTAGCCCGGACGTAACACGCGGGTTTCACCACCGCGATGGCGAAGCACTTTTCCTTCAACGATCGGGGAGACATAGGCCGCCACCGGCGTTTTTCCGGTAATTTTGTCCAGCATCACCTCTTCGGTGTGGAAATTCACCGTACGGCGGAAAAACAGCTCCAGAAACAGCGCACGGAATTTAACTTTTTGTTCGGTATAACCGAGTAACTGGCGGGTCGTAAACAATCCCATAAATCAGTTCCTTTCATTAAGAAATCAGTCAGGCCAACGCGGTGGCCTGATAACGTGTTACGGCAGCGCCGCGTGACTCAGGGCACTGCCGGTAAAGGCGTTGGCCTTTTTGTGTTCATCCACACTTTCAGGCCAGCGGATTGCCTCCGTCGCAAAGGTCCCCGACTTGTAATACGTCAGCACCGCCTCTGTGCCTTCAAGCGGCAGTACCAGTATGCCAACCGCACTACCGGCTTTCTGTCCATCCCAGACAACCAGTTTCCCGCTGGCTTCATCCAGCATCAGGGGCGTCAGTGCCGGTGTTGCCTGAGAAATCCCGCTGCTGCCTGTGGCGGTATGAGCCGGATCATTACCGGCAAAAATACGTACTTCTGCACGTTGTTCAGTGATGGTTTTCGTTACCATATTGTAAAAACCTCATATTGATGGTCAGCACTGACTTCATGGCATGGCCATGAGCATTTTCACGTCCGCATCACCGTCTGCTGACGTCTGTGACACACCACCCCGCACCGCTGCCGGTGAATGATTCGCCATGAAATGTTCAAACAGGGCGGTTGTGGATGCAGAGACCGGTTCTGCTTTATCCGGCGATGAGGACAGAATGTCGCGGGCAGCCTCCACCGTCATTCCGGGAAACGCCGCCAGTTTTTCAGCCTGCGCCTCAGCCCCTTTTGCCTCATCCAGAGCCATAATCTGATCACGGAGTGAGGGTCCGGCATCCGCCAGTGGTGCAGCCGCAAGGATCGGGCGGGCTTTTTCCACCGTCATCTCCGGCATCGCCGCCAGCGTTGCCGCCAGTTGTTCACGACCTTTAGCCTCTTCACACGCCATAATGCGATCGGCTTCACTCTGCGTGGATGCCACCGGCTGCTGTGGTGCTGCCGCGGTCAGAATCGCCCGGGCCTGTTCAACGCTCATGCCCTGTTGTCCTGCCAGCATCGTGGCAAGGTGTTCACGTCCTTTCGCTTCCTGACACGTCAGGATCCCCATCACTCGCTGGTTCTCCTGCGCGGCAGCTTCCGTTGCAGTTAATTGCGGCATAGTGCCTCCTGTATCATGTGTGTTCAGCGCCGCAGCCATCACGCTGATGGCATCCGACGCATTGATTAATTCATCCGCCAGCCCGGCCTCAATGCCGGACTGACCTTCAAAAACGGCGGCCTCTGTTCCCGTGACTGCATCAACAGACAGACCGGTATACATCGCCACTTTTTCGGCAAACATCCGGCGCGCCGCATCAATCCGCTGCTGCATGTCCTGGCGAATCTCTTCCGGCAACGCTTCAAACTGATTGCCATCCACCTTGTGCGCCCCTGAGTAAATCAGCGTGATATCCACACCGGCCTGCGCCAGATGACCGGCATAGCTGACATGGCTCATCATCACGCCAATGGAGCCGATACGGGATGTCTGGGTAACCAGCCGTCGGGAGCAGGCCGACGCCAGCAGCATGGCTGCAGAACAGGCCGTGTCATTGCACAGTGCCCAGACCGGCTTCTGCTGACGGAGGCGGTAAATCATGTCAGCACAGTCAAACGCACCGGCGGCCTGCCCGCCCGGACTGTCAATGTCCAGCAGTACACCCCGCACCTGGCTATCCGCCATTGCCTGCTGAAGACAGGCGACAATGCCGTCATAGCCTGTCATTCCGGAAAATGGCCGCATACCCCCCAGCCGGTGCACCAGCGTGCCTGTCACCGGCAGTACAGCAATACCGTTCACCACCCGGTAAACACGGGCCGGTCGTTTACCTCCGGCCATGTACTCGTCCGTTTCAGCCAGCATTCCGGGTGCATCAAGCTGTACCTGCTGTTGTGGTACCGAAAGACTTGCTGCCCCCATCTCGCGCCCGAGCGCGCAAAAGAAAACCCGCGCATAGGCGGGCTCCAGAAGCAGCGGTTCATTGAATGCTGCTGCAATAATGTGTGAAAGATTACGTCTCACGTGGTGTTGTCTCCTCTTCCGGCCTGCGACTCTCCGCTATCTGCTGCTGATACGCCTGCGCTATCCACACCGGACGTGAGAGTCCGGCTTTTTCCCGCTCTGCAGATTCCCTGACCTGCTGGCGGAAAATGTCCTGATAATCCTCGCCCATCAGCGCCAGCTCTTTCTCATACGTGCTCAGTCCGGCCTCAATGCGCATCACTGATTCCTGAACCTCCTTGAGCCCGTCAATGGCCATTCTTCCGGCTCCAATCCACTCAGCCCGTGACCAGGCTGATCGCGCCTGATAAAAATCAAAACGTGCCCGTGGCGGACGAATAATCCCCCGAAGAAGTGCCTCTTCCAGCCAGCAGGAAAACATCTGCGTGGCCAGTCGGGACGCAATAAATTTTCGCCGCCCCATAAAATAGCGCCACGACTCATTGGCGGATGCGCGGGCACTTGAATAACTGACCTTCGAGTAATCACGGGACAACTGTTCGTAGGAAACGCCAAGACCGGCGGCGATATACCGCAGCAGCGCCTGTTCAAGCGCCGAAAATCCATTGTCTGAATCCTGCGCGGTCTGAAGTTTCAGATCATCACCGGGGAAAAGGTGCGGAATTTTGACACCGCCCAGCGTCACGCTATTCGTGTCATACCAGGTGGAGAACTTATCCAGAATATTAATAAGCGGATTATCCTTCTGCCCCTGCGGCGCACCGGCGATATATTCAAAGGCCTTTTCGGTATCAAGGTCACTTTCAATCGTCGCTGCATACATCGCCTTCACTATGGCCGACTGAAGCTGTGTTGCCTGCAGGGAGTCCAGCATCTTCAGCCGTTCCATAACGCTGTAAAACTGATTGGCTCCACGGGTCTGCCCGTCCTCCACCGGCTCGAAAATATGCAGCATGGCCGGACGCCCGGTGGGAAGTTCACGCGGGATCCGTTCCCATCGTCCACTCCCGGAGCGAGGAAAATCATCCTCACAGATATGGTACGCAACGGCACGGCCATATCGATCAACCTCCACACCGGCCCGCAGAAAACGGTTCCCGATACCGTGTCCTGGCGTGTCCACCCGTTTCGGACTCACGGCTTTAAAACGCGTACGAAACAGTTGCGTGCTCTCCGTATCCCAGACCGGCTGCACAAAGATTTCGCCGTTAAACGCATGAACGCCCACACCTTCACGGATAAATTCCGTAAACGTGCGTTTCCCTTCCACGTCGATCTCACCAAACATCCCTTCTGCGTATTCTGACCAGGCCGCCTCCACCTCATCGACAAAACTTTTTGCCGCGGTCTCCCGCATCCCCAGCCAGCGCCAGTTCGGACGGTAGCTAATCAGAAACATATGCCCGACAATGTGATCCTTATGCAGGGCCACCGCATTGGCCGCTATTCCGTTATTGCGCACCAGATCATCTGCACGGGCATTCCCCAGACGCAACGCGGGCAGCAGGGCCGCATCGGCACTCTGCGAGGGTGGCAACCACTCTGCCATTTGCCCGCCAAATCCTGCACCGCCACCGTTGTAGCTGAGGCTCTCCCGAAGCGGAACGCCGTTCACATCAATCAGGACAGGCGTTCGTTTCATAACCTCACTCCCAGCGGACGACGGCGACGGCGGGTTGTCCCCAGTACCGACTCCGCATCATTGATCGCCCGGTTAAGCTCATCCAGAGAAGCTGCCGTATATTCAATTCTGCGACCATCTTTCTGGACAGACACCACCCGTTTACCGGTTAATAAATCAAGGCGCGCCTGACGCAGCGCCTGCAGTTCAGCGACTGTAACCATTCACTCCTCCGGACAGCTTCGCTGCCAGTTCTTTAAGGGTTGGCCGGGTCGTCTCTTCTTCCCGGGATTTTGCCAGTACAGCCAGATCAAGCTGCCAGCGTTGCACGGACACACGTAATGCCGCGTAGGCATACACCAGGCAGTCCAGCGCTTCGTTACGCCGCTTTTTGTTATCCCACAGCAGACGCATCTTTCCTTTTTCCCACTTCTCCACAAGCTCTTCCGCCACCAGTTGCTGCGCCTCTGTCTGCGAAAAAATCTCCGGATCATCAGGAAAACGGATGGCATACGACGTGGCTTCATCCGCAGGCGTGGGATCGGCTTTCATACGGGCATAGAGAATTTCTTTTGCGGTGTCCGTCCCCACTTCGCACAGATACACGCCCCGCTGATTGCGGGTTTTTGGCATGGTGATCACCGGCTTGCCATAAACAGATGCACCTTTTACCGGCAGCACCCGGAAAACACCGTGTTTTTTTGACCTCTGATAGACAATTTCGCCATCGATCCCCCCGGTGTCCCAGCAGACACGGGAAATGGTCATTTCGGTTCCGTCTGCATGGCGGTATTTTTTGTTGATCGCCACATCCACACGTAACAGCGTCTCTTCCTCATCGGGACGCCCCATAATGATGATTTTATCCACCAGAAAGGCTTCCTCTCCCGGAGCCCATCCCCAGACATACATCTCAAAACGGTTTCGCTGCGAGTCAATGCCCGCCGTCAGATAAACCACCCGGGCTGGCACCGCCGCCGTGTAATGCACGACCTTATCCATCAGTACCTGGTGATCGAGTTTTTCGCCCACGGCCTCTTCCCAGGTCTCGCCCAGCGTGGTGTTCACAAAGGTTTTCAGGCCGTTGGGATCTTTCAGTGCATCCAGCCAGTCATAGACTATCTGTACCCAGGTGGTGAACGGACTGTACGCCGTCCAGATATGGAACGTGATGGAGCGCGGCGGCGGAATTTCATTATCCGCGGCGCTGAAAAACGTCAGACCGTCACGGGTCCACATCCCCGTGTTTTCACAGATCCACCGCCCGTTGCTCTGGTCAAGCTCAGACTGATGGATCACGCAGCCATGATGTTCACAGAGGTAGAAAACGCTTTCGGGGCTGTCCTTCTCCCATTTAAGGCCAAAAGGCGTGGACTCATCGCCAAATTTCAGATACTGCGCCTCCCCACAGTGCGGGCAGGGCACATAAAAACGCATGAAATGCGCCGACTCGTTGGCCGCTTTTTCGATCTGGCAGGAGCCTTTTATTTTAGGCGTCGAGCCGCGAATGGATTTTGGCCATACCGAGCCCTCAATACGCTTATCCCCCAGCAGGGTTGGCGAGCCCTCTTTTTCGACATCCGGCTCGAACGAGGAAAGTTCGTCATAGCAGACCACGTCCACGGATTTTTCACGGTAGTTTTTGGCGGCAGCGCCGCCCAGGCACCAGAAGCCCACACCCGATGAAAAGCGTTTCAGCGTGATGGTATTATCACGATGTTTACGTCCCAGCCAGGGAGAAAGTTTTTTCAGGCAGGGAACATCGCGAATCGTCGCCTCCACGTGAGACTTCATAAAATCTTCAGCGGCAGAATCCGTGGGCTGAAAAAGCAGACTGTTTCGGGATTTATGCTCAATAAAATACCCGGCGACTCCCAGCAACATCTTTGTATAGCCAACACGGGCAGATTTAATCAGATTAACAGTCCGGATCTGATCATTCCCCATGCTGTTCATGATGGCGATCTGGAACGGCAGCGTTTTCCATTCTCCCTCACCATATGAAGATTCTTTAGGCAGATAATAATTTTGATCAGCCCATTCAACTGGCGTCACCGGCAATGCCCTTATCAGGGGCTGTAATGCTGTTGTGACAGCACTCATCATATTATTCAGTTGTTGCTCTGATATATTCATCGAGTAAATCCGGTAATTTATCCCCCGCCCGCGCACACTGATTTGCCCCCTTCGCAATAAGGGTTTTCAGATGGTCAAGATGGCGCGGTGTTAAATCAGGAAACTGTCGCTGCATGGATAAAGGGATGGAATCAAGCGTACTGGATAACGCCATTGCCAGCTTGCTGAGGGCAAAAATACAGAACCCGGTGTCAATAAGTTTTCCTTTTGACACCTCATTTTTTAACTGCTGTGTAACAGCCTGTTCTGCTGTCAGTTCCCATCTGGCAATAAGCAATTTCTCCTCATAGTCGTCTTCGCTATCGCCATCAGGCACATCGTTTTTACTTCTTCTCAGATACGATATGTAAAAATCGCGCCAGGCATCCAGATCCAGTTGCCCTCGCTTATTCGATATCGGGGCACCCGGCAATTTCTGCAATCTGCGAAGCTGGCGATCGGTCAGACTTAAATGCCTGGCAACTTCAGTCTGCGTAGCCACTCCTCACCTCGCAAAAAACTCTCACCTCACAATCACAACAAAACCGGTCATGTCCGGTTTTAGTGTCTATTTTTTGCGCATGTCCGGTTCATGGAAAGCATGTTTTTATATTTTTCATATGGTTAACTTGCAGAGAAACCGGACATGGATCCCGGAAAATTTTCATAAATAGTGAAAATCCGCGAGGTCGCCGCCCCGTAACCGGTCGGATCGCCGGAAAGGACCCACGAAAATGATAATGATAATGATTATCATCTATATAAGGTTTATCACAACATGTGTGTACGCCATCAAACCACGAGAAATAATCAATTATGACGCAGGTATCGTATTAATTGATCTGCATCAAATTAACGTAAAAGCAACTTCAGATAATACAAATCAGCAACACTGAATATGGGGAAACATTATGTCATCAAAGAACAGAACCCGCAGAACAACAACCCGCAACATCCGATTTCCAAACCAGATGATTGAACAAATTAACATCGCTCTTGATCTGAAAGGTTCAGGAAACTTTTCAGCGTGGGTTATTGAAGCCTGCAGAAGAAGGCTGTCAACAGAGAGTTCGGGTATGAATTACATAATTAAGTAACATGGTGTTCACAGAACACGCAGTTACCGGACACATCAGTTTTCCATTCGCTCCCCGGCAGTACAGGCTTCCCCTCTGACGGGATAGCCTGAAAAAATAACACAGAAAATTATTTGTTATAATTAATATAACTTACTCAAAAAAAAGCGACGAGAAAATCAGCATCAACGAACAATAAGCGCCAATACGTGATAACAAATGGCAGCCATATTTATCTGCAGTATAAGCAATGGACAGGATAACCACACCAGAAACCGTCAGCATAAAATCCATTTGAACTTCCCCGGACAAAATCGACTCATCTAAAGATTTACAGCTCTTTTTATTATCAATATGTTAAAAGTAAAATAAACAGATGTTCAATAACACGAATACAAAAACGTGCTGAAATTCAATGAATCCATTTCTGTGTCATCAATTAATAGTGATAAACATCCGGTTTCTTCCACCATCGCACCGGACAGGCGACTATGAGGGGACAACGCCGCGCTCCGTTAACGCGGTAAACCCCGGTGTGTATCGTTTTTGATTATCCCCGCACACTCGCGCAGAGGAGTCTCCCTGTCGGGCTGCGGTCTCTGTTAATGAGGGAATACAGCGACGATACGGCGCATCAACAAAACTTATTTCAGGCACTGAGTACGGATATATTCCTGCGCCCCTTCCAGTTGCTTCTGCATCGTCATCAGCCGCTCTCTGAGGGTGAAATAATCCCGTGTAACGGTGTCTGCCAGTTGGGGGCCGGTTGCATTATCCACGCGGGCGGTGCCGGTGGCTTCACGCACGGGACCTGGACAGGTGGCGTTGATACGCAGGCGCTTACGACCAGCGGCAACGTCAGCGCGAAGAGTTTCATTTTCAGCTTTCGCATCAGCTAACTCCTTCGTGTATTTTGCATCGAGCGCAGCAACATCACGCTGACGCATCTGCATGTCAGTAATTGCCGCGTTCGCCAGCTTCAGTTCTCTGACATTTTTGTCGCGCTGGGCTTTGTAGGTAATGGCGTTATCACGGTAATGATTCAGCCCCAGACTAAGCGCACCACAGGCCACCAGCAGGGCAATGATGACCACGCACAGTACGCGGTTCATTTCACCACCAGCGTATCTGACCGATGAAATAACCGGAGGCCATAATCACAAACACCAGCCAGATAAGAATGAACTTCCAGGTGGATAATTTTTCAGCCATCACTCGAATCTCCCGAATCAGTTTGCTAAAATCAAACACACTTTCTCCTTTGACTTTTCCGGAGTCAGGAAACACAAAACCCCGCTTGGTGCCAACAAACGGGGTTTTTACTTTTATTCACTTACGTTTCGCCAGTTCGCAGGATTTCGTGTTATCCGCCCGCGTGGCCATGCCTTATTTTTCAGCAAAATATTCTGCTTATCTGTCGATTCCCCAGCACGCCAGCGCGCTCTCCTGGTCACGACGGGATACCTGACCATAACAGTTATTTGAGCGGACACGGCAGTCTCTGCCACCGTCCTTAATCCACCAGCGAATCGCCTCACACGCTCCCCTGCGATCACCTGCATTAATTCGTTTATAAAACGTCGACGGGAAACACTTACCGGGACCAATGTTGTACGGACAGAATGACGCGATCCCCGCTTTCTGGGGTTCACTCAATGGCACTCTGATGTTTTTCTCCACCCATGCCAGCGCCTTATCACGCTCAATGGCGTTAACCCGGTCGCATTTTTCCTTCGACAACTTCATGCCCGGAACGACAGGTTTGCCATCCACCAGGATGGCACCGCGGCAGATGGTCCAGATACCCGCGCCATCACGGTATGCCGTGGTGTGGTTACCTTCCTTTTCATCCAGAAACTGGTCGAGAATGTCAGGCGCAGGCGCACCAGCGGCAATCAGCGCCAGAACGGCAGCCGACAGGCCGTATCTGATTTTTGCGTTCATGGATATTTATCAGGATTTATCGGTTTCTGAGCCCTAGATATGTTTATCAGTTCCAGCCTGTTGCCTCAGGCTGCTAACAGGTCAATACAATCATGAGGATTATTTATGGACAATAACACCATTTCTCTACAGGAGTTGCTCGACAGCATTTCCAGGCTTCGGGAAGACGTGAATACCCTTACCGTCGCCTTCTCATATCTGGCATTCTCAATTCCAAGGGAACAGATGCAATCAACGCTGGCATCAATCCAGTTTGAATCATGCAATCCCAAATGGTCTCAGGAACAACAAGACTCTTTCAGGCGGCTTGCTGTATTACTGGATGAAAAATATGCTGGTAAAATTACCATTTCGGCGGACTCTTCAGAGAACCCGTAATTATTCCCGGTAGTTTTCCTCTGTAGGTTATCAACACATCCTGCGCCTCTAAAATTACGGGGCGCTTTTCCGGCGACTGCTCATCCCCTTCACATAACCCGGCAGCAACATCCAGGAAGACCTGTCTGATGCTCCTTCTGGCTGCTGCCTCATAAAACTCCAGCGAGGCACCTTCAACACGGTCCAGCGAGATGTCCAGGTCAAAAATTTCACCGTCAAAGCGTTTTTTGTCCCGTAACGCTAAAGTTACCGTAACTTTATTCTCAAAATTGCGGATCCCTTTCACAATCAGTTCATAGTTTTGAGTCATTGAATTACTCTCCCCGTGCAGCCTTACGACGGTCCTCTCTGATTTTGAAATACAGGTTAGTCAGATATGTCAGCAGCCCAAACAGCAGACTCCCCAGCACGCCTATTGCCGCCCACTGAGACGGGGAAACCCTGTCCAGCAACTGCAGGAACCAGTAGCCCGTTCCCACCGCTGACGTGGTGTATGACACACCTGTTGTGATTTTTTCCATCTGGTACATACCCCGTCTCCCGTTATCCGGAAGCTGACAACAATAAAAAAAGCCACCAGTTAAGTACTGATGGCTCTGATAACTCATGCAGGCATCTCAGACGACCCACTGACACTACCGGTGAGTTTAACGATACCTTCCATTTGGCTGGCTCACTTTTTATGATGATGCCGGTGCATTTATCTCCAGCACCAGACTTTCTATCTCAACGCCATACGCTGCATTTTTGGTAATATCCGTCAGCGTCAGCGCATTCAGCCCCAGTGTCAGACTGTCTTTTATGACCTGGAATGCCGGGCCAGCCACTCCATTCAGTTTCGGAGTAACCGTGGCACTGCCGGCGGTGAACACCAGCTCCAGCGTCTGCCAGTCGTTACTGTAATTCCCGAACTCGCCCAACTTTGTGTTTCCTGCTTTCTTGTGATGCATCAGATTCAGTTTGCCGTCTGTGGTCTGGGTGAAGAACGACATCAGGAACGGGTTACCAGTCCCGGTCATCGCCACGACGTCAGGTAACGCTACATCGGTATACAGATAAATTCCCAGACCGAACTGGTTGTTGGTCAGTGCGCCTGACAGTCGAAACTTACAGCTCAGTCTGCCACCCCGTGTCAGCAGGGAGACTGCGTCATCCACCGGGCGCGTCAGGGACCAGGCTTTATTGCTCTGCTTGGTGATCTTAAATACACCATCTGACAACTGAATTCCGCCATTCTTAATGCTCCAGCCCTGCGCAGCAGCGTCTCCGGCTGTCGGCAACAGGGAGATTGTGCGTATGGATGCATCTTCAGACGGCCCCGATGGCGTGTCGCCGCCGGGCGAGGGTTTGATTTCCGGTGCCTTACCACTAATGAAGGCTAAGGTGCGACCGGCTACGTTCAGAATAGCAGTTGCCATACGATCGGGAATAATGCCACGACGCGCCCATGAGCTGAAATGCGTCGGGCGATTTGATGATACCCAGTTTTTGTTCGTTCGGGATGCCGAACCGTAATAACCAGACCCGGCAATATCAGGATCTTCTGACGGGTTGTTTGTCGGTGTATTAACTCCGCTACCATCGGTCATAAAGGGAACAAAATAAATCTGCTGGGATTCTTTACCTTTATATGCACCATATACCACTTCATATTGCGTACCGTGTTCTTGTTTCCACGCGTATGTCGTGTCGCCACAAATCCAGGGGACTGATGCCGGACTTCCACCGTGACACTGCGCCGCCAGCCCGGCAAGGTCAGCACGGAACTGCTGTACCATTGCAAGAAATGCTGCTGGCTGCTGGGCGTAACTGGCATTCGTCATATCGAATTCCCCCTGCATCCAGCATATCGCCAGCAAAACGTTTTTCGGGTTTTTCTGCAATGCTGCCTTCGTGCGGAAAAGCAGATCCTGATATAACGGCTTACCCACTCCCCAGCGAGCCGAATCCTGACTGGCTCCCGTGGACTCGCTGAATGTCCCCTCCGTGCCCTGGGTGAATGCCGAACCACCACGACAGCATGGTACCAGCAGGATCCCCGCATTATTAGGGATATACGGAAGCAGTTTTTTGGCAATATGTAAGCCCTGTCCGACACAGCCGTACTGCCCTTTGCTCAGGTCAGCCCGGGGATGGTTAATCGTACTCATATCCTGAACATCATGCAGACAATGGTCAGCAGGAATGATGTCGTTAAATACGCATACTTCACCACCGGGAGTCACTGTGTTACGACGGGCCAGTTGCTTAATGCGCGGATGGGGCGCATCGTATGAATCCGGAAGCGGAAGCCCTTCACCGTAAGCCATGGCATTGGATTGCCCGGCCAGTACGATGACGTAGTACCACTCCGGCTCAGTTGCACCACTGACGACCACATCACCTTCTGCTGCAATCGCCTGCATCAGGGTATAAGGGGTTATGGCCACCGGACTACCAAACGGCTGCCAGCCCTCCTTCAGTTTTTGTGTCAGTCGTTTCGCAAGGTCTGACGGCGATGCCGCCCTGACCACGTCATAGTGTTTAAATGCCATGAATCCTCCCGGGCGGGATAATGTTGTGAGTCAGATAAGGAGCAGGCTGAAGTCCGGAAGTTACAGGACAATGGCAGAAGGGAGACTACAGCCCGCAATTCGAAAAAGACCGCGCAGTTGCGCAGAGTGATTACTATGGGGTATTATTCGCCAGCTGAAATATTACTTCACGTTTTATTGTTTATTCCTTGCCGCCCGCGTCTCCCAGCGCGGGCTTTTTTTGTCCATAAGAAAGCCCCTCCGGAGAGGGGCTAAAGCCGCGTATCTGTATCATCATGCACATGGTGCCGGGTGCCTCCCGGTGAGTTCAGCCCGGTGCCACTAAACCCGCGTCATTCTCGTTTTGATAATCAGAGATTATACCGTCACCAGTCGCCCCTCCGCTCAGGGGGATTCACCATGCGAAATTTTTTTAACAAATGCCCAGTCTGACAGGCAACTGTCAACTTACTGAATTGTGAGCAACATAGCATTTAACGGGGAACCTGTTTTCTGCAGTAAAAAGGCCCACCGGAGCGGATGGGCCTGGAAGGATAGCGGTCATGTGATGCCGGTTTCCCGGTAACTCAGCACCGGTATCTGAGTCAACGTTTTCTCTACTGGGTCATTTCCGATACGCCCTGCCTGCTGACAGGCTTTCATCACATCTGAAAATATAGCACCCTGACTGATACTGTAGTACCTAAGGTTCCAGAAACTGTGATGTATCCGGCACAGAAAAGCCCCTCCGGAGAGGGGCTGGAGAGTGGCGCTATGTGCCATTGCATGGTGCCGGGTGCCTCCCGGTGAATTCAGTACCAGCACCTGAATCCGCGATTATCCCATATACCTACTCGCTGATTGCCCCTCCGCACAGGGGGATTCACCATGCCAGTTTCTTTTAACAAACTCCCCGCAAACCAGACAACAGTCAACCGCCTGAATTGTGAGACATTTAAAAAAAGCCCGCAAAAGCGAGCCAGGGAAAATAAGTGTGGCGCGTTGTACTGGATTCGAACCAGTGACCGATTGCTTAGAAGGCAATTGCTCTGTCCGGCTGAGCTAACAACGCAGGATACAGATAATGGACCGCCTTCGGGGACCCGAACTCCGCGCAACCAGCTTCGAAAGCTGGCGCTCTTTCCTGATGAGCTAATGGCGGTATGTGATGGTGGCCCTTGCTGGATTTGAACCAGCGACCTGGCGATTATGAGTCGCTCGCTCTCACCACTGAGCTAAAGGGCCGGGAGCAGAATAATAATGGTGCGTAATTAATTCTGCAATCTCATCCGTTTCAAACGATTAAATCCTGAACTTCCCTGACTGTCTGCTCAAAACGTCCGGTCTCCAGTTCAACGCCAATCGCACGACGCCCGAGCGCCAGTGTCACTTTTACCGTTGAACCTGAGCCCATAAAAAAATCTGCAACCAGGTCACCCGGACGACTGCTTGCGCTGATTATCTGCTGCAGCATTTCTGCCGGTTTTTCGCACGGATGTTTCCCGGGATAGAACTGCACCGGTTTATGTGTCCACACATCCGTGTACGGCACCTGCGCCGTCACACCAAAATACCGCCGCAGATGCTTATATTCACTCTGCAGCTCCACATACTGCCGGTTCAGTGACGTATACGTATCCACCAGCTGGTGGTGGGGCTTTTCCAGTTCACCGCGCTGATGTTTCTCTTCTGCCACCCGGGCAAACAGCGACTGTAATTTCAGATAATCGCTTTCGTTCGGTAGCTGCCACTGACTGGCACTGAACCAGTGCGACACCATGTTTTTCTTTCCTGTGGCATCTGCAATCTGTTTTGCCGTTATCCCCAGGGCAGCGCGCGCATCACGAAAGTAAGAAATCAGCGGGGCCATCACATGCTGTTTCAGTGCACTGCCCTTCGCCGCATACCCGGCATCTTTCGGACGATACGGCCCCTGATAATGTTCCGCGAACAGAATGCGCTCTGTGGCGGGGAAATACGCCCGCAGGCTTTCCTTGTTGCATCCGTTCCAGCGTCCGGACGGCTTCGCCCAGATAATATGGTTCAGCACACTGAAGCGTTCACGCATCATGATTTCGATATCAGATGCCAGGCGATGACCACAGAACAGGTAAAGACTTCCGACAGGTTTCAGCACCCGCCAGAACTGCGCCAGACACTGGTCCAGCCACTTCAGGTAATCATCGTCGCCCTTCCACTGGTTATCCCAGCCCTCAGGCTTCACTTTAAAGTACGGCGGGTCCGTGACTATCAGGTCAACAGAATTTTCGGGTAACGACCGGATAAATTCCAGGCAGTCGGCGTTGATTAACTCACAACTGGATATTTTTACAGTATTAAGCATGGATCATTAAGCCTGTCTCTGATAGGCTCATTCTGCTTTTGCGCAAAGCAGTGGGCCTGAGGTTTGCTTGTGAACCCAACGCATGAGCAGATGGCTGGTAAGTGCCCCTAACACCCACCAGCCGCCCATTTACCACAAATAAAAAAGCCTTCACTGCGGAAGGCGTCTGTAACAACCGAACTGATAGTCTGCCAGACCCGCCATAACCAGCTGAGTCAGTATTAACTGGCAGCGTTCGCGTGAAAGGTAAGTATTCTGCGCTATCTCCCCGACTGTCGCCGGTTCGGTAACGCTTAATTCATTAAACACCACTCTGGCGGTTTCTGTCATATCCTGCTGTTTTAGCATGTCTTTTTCCTTTTTCCGGTTAACGTGACATACCAATAACTCTTGTCGAAAAAGCCAGCAAGCTGAAAGACCCGTATTCGCAACCACCAGCGTGTTTACTGTACTGACGCGATTTTGGGCATAAAAAAAAACCGCCTGACGGCAGTTTTTTTTCTTACTTTGCCATCGCGTACAAAATCGGCAAAATATCAGATTTATACGAAACGTACGCTATTTAATTGACTTTTGCAATATCTCGTCGTGAAAAAGTCGCTTTTTGTTGCGCTCTTATTTTCACGGTGCAAATCACAGATTCTCTATCGAGACTCTTAAAAATATCGCACATCTCACGCCAGTAGTTCGCATAATTATGGCTCCAGTTATCAGGCTTAACTCCACACAGTCTGGCAAGCTCCTGTCTCTGGTAGACCTCACACCCGGTAATCCATCCTCTGACATCCTGTGCCGCCAGCCAGATCAACTTCTTCACGCGCTCCTGCGTTTTCCCTGCAATTTTTCTGGTGCCGTACCGGGTTTTAAATTCATTCCACACCCACTGCGTTATCGCGATCTGATATTCCCAACAAATACTCCCGCTGTAACACCACAACAACCAGGCTTTATGATGTTCTTCAAGAGACAGAACAGCCCGCCGCCACGATGATGTCGAAAACTCAACCGGACTGACGAGAGGAATTGACACCCCCTTCGCCAGCGATTGCTTTCCCGGGATTGGTGGATTATCCCGCGTTATCATTTTTCCAGTCACTTCATCGCGGTACCGGATTTTTTTACGCCTGTAACGCCCTGTATCAAACATGGCATTCTCCTGCCAGGCCTCAAGCTGCCCTTTTGTTGATCCACTCAAATCGGCGGTGGCAATCATGAGTTGCTCACGAACAAACTGTAAATACTGGTTATTCATGCGTACTCCAGTTCTGTGATTTTTATCCCCAACCGCCCACCAGGAACAAGCTGACCGCGCACAATATTAATTTCATCAAACTGCTCGTCGTCTATGAGCAGCCCCGCATGCGTCAGTACATCCAGTGGTGCCTTCAGGATATTGTCCAGGTCACGACGGCGCTTATCCGGTGGCTCTGCAATAATTTCTATTGCCGGCCTTCCGGACAGGTTTAATTTCAGTTGCTGCTGGCGAACAATAAGCGCCACATCACGGCGATAACGCTCACCGACTTTTGATACAAAATATGTGCTGCCACGACGTCGCCAGTAAGTGTTCACCGTTGGCGGGTAAGGCAAAACAAATTCTATGCGTTCAGTCATTTATGCTTTCCACTTCAGAACACCCGAATTTCTCGCGTGCATTAAAAAACGAATCAGCAACAACAGCTGGCTGCCGTGTTTTTCTTCAAAATCTTTTACCCCGGCGTGTAGTTCGCTATGGCATTTACGGCACAGCGGAATAACAAACAAATCATCAGCCTTTGTTCCCATCCCTCCCAGTCCATGACCAATGATGTGATGCGGATCATCTGCCTGATTGCCACACGTCATGCATTTCTGCGTTTTTACCCAGCGCGTGTATACAGGCATCTCTTCCCGTTGTGATTTCTGGCGCTGGAGATACTGAGCCGGTGACTCCGGATCAACGGCAATGCTGACCACCGTCTTTTCCTGTGGCGGGTTTTGCTGGTGGGCGTGAGGCAGCGGCGCAAGATTTTTTGTGCGCTGCTTCAGTATGCTGGTGGCGGTCTGCTCTCCCGGTACGATGTCGCTTTCACGGTACATTGAGCGGATTTTTTCCGCACGCAACCCCAGCGAACGACGTAATACCGCTTCCGGTAGCGCGTCCGCCACCTGATTGCGGACCGCCCACCAGGATAATTCAGCCAGCGATAATTCCCGTTCCTGCGAGCCATTCATTGCATGGCGTATGACGTCAATCATCCATGCAGACAGGTTTTGGTGAGCAAGTTGCCCGAGTGATTCGGAGGTCTGGTCGCGCAGCTGGTTATCGCAGTGCCAGCACAACACCATTGCGCCGGTACCATAACGGTGAATGACGGTTTCACTGTGGTGATAATCGCCGTGTGGCCACTGGCAGGATTTAACATGGCGCAGTAACCAGTCAGACAATGCGCCAGCACCACCAGCAGCACGAATCACTCGTTCGTCGCTGAAAAATGGCAGTAATGATTTATCCTCCGCCAGCGGCTGGCGAACGGCAGGAACGACCCCGGACGGCAGATTACGCATGCTTTTCGGTTCCGGCTCCACCAGTACCCGGGTATTGTGGAATACCGGCATGGATTCACGGCCCGGCTTAACGATCACCAGCCCGAGTTCCGGTACCAGAACAGGTCGAAGTAATACCCGCACGTTACCTCCAGATGCGTTGCTGGAATGTGCGGGACGGACGCGGTGGGCGTTCGGAGTAAGGAAGCCTGACGGAGATTATCCAGTGACGGTAGTCGAGGCTAAGGGCTTTTTTAACCTCGCATCCGCGCCTGCGGTAACACTGAATGAGCCATTCGGCCTGTTCTTCAGTGCATGGGGGATGCTGGTACCAGTCTGACTTAAATGCGTGAGAATACCGCTCGTGCGTGTGGGCAAGAACGGTCGAATTATCATGTTTGTAATATTTTGCGTTGCGTGCCATCGGTTTTCTCCGGTGGCACGGTGTTACTCAGCGGGAGTTCAGCCCCGCGCAAGATTGTAGATGAGTTTATTCTTCTGAAAAAGCAGAAAAGCCAGCTTTTATTCCGATCTCTTTCAATACCTGTAATGAAGTGACAAACTCACCGTCGCGCAAGATAAATCCGTCCGTCACTCGGGCATCCACAAAATTAATTAACGCAGCCCCATTTTTTTGCAAACACACAATGCGGTAATGACTAACAATATTTCCATTTTCAACGCACACAGCATAGAGGCCATCTTCACAAAAAATTTTACGCAGTTCTTCGATGTTCATCATCAGAATCCTTCCGGATAATTAGCTCTCCCCTTTAAGGGACCATCCCTCTTAT